TGCGTTAAAGAACGCTAAAGGATAAATATGGAATACGATAATACAAACCGAGGCTCACTCTTTAAGAATGACCGCAAAGACGATGCTAAGTTTCCTGATTACAAAGGCAGCTTAAATGTAGATGGCGTAGAATATTGGCTATCTGCTTGGCTAAAGGTCAGCAAGGATGGGGCTAAGTTTATGTCCCTGTCTATCAAGAATAAGAACGCAGACGCTGCTTTGAATAAACCAAAGAAAGCATCGTTTGATGATTCGGACGTTCCGTTCTGATTACGAGGGGAAAGTTGTGCAAAGAGTCTTTTAGGCTTGCAGACGAGCAATGAGTACCCTCACCACTATGAGAAATCAGTATGCAACCCATACTGACTTCCGTGATTTCCAAGGTTTGATTCCTAGTAACTCACATTTCTTGCCTAGCAACATAGACATGATTTGCGAGAGAAAGGGACACTTCCTAATCGGAGAGTGGAAGAAACCTAACGAGAACATGGCTACTGGTCAGCAATTGCTACTCAAGGCTTTTGCTCAAGTGCCTAAATTTACTGTGTTAGTTATTATTGGTAACACAGACAACGAACAAACTGAAGTTGGAGATGTATTCCAAGTTGTTCTAGGTAAATGTATAAAGATAGGCGAGGGTCTTGATTTTCTCAAAGACTTTTACATCATGTGGTACGAATTTGCAAACTCGAAAGGATAGTTATGTCATACGCAAGTATAGAGATGAAGATAATTCAATGGTCAGAAGCTAGGAAAATTATTCCTAACAGCACACCAGAAGTTCAGCTTCTAAAAGCAATGTCAGAGATGGGAGAACTAGCAGATGCCACGATTAAAAATGACGAGGATGCTATTGTTGATTCTGTTGGTGATGTCATGGTCTGTCTTATTAACTACTGTGTACTGCAAGACATAAACTTAGTACAATGTATGGAAATAGCATACGACCAAATTAAGAATCGTAAGGGCATACTATTGCCTAACGGAGTCTTCCAAAAAGAACCTTGAGTCTTGTTTTTGACATAAAGATGTTCTACGATTTAGTTGCAACAATTGGTTGCGCTAGGAGAACATCATGAAATTTGAGATGGAATTTGGTTGGACAGGTAGTGAGAAAATTATTGTCGAGTCGCATGACTTTAGTAAAATCAAGATTATTCAAGAGTTTATTGAATACCAAATCGAGACAGATTGGGTTGAATATGAAGATGCTGACGAACTTGAAGTTGAACTTGAAGAAGACACAGAAGAAGAAGAAGTAGCTGAGTGATTTTATAGGGGCTTACTTTGCTAAAAGGTAAAGCCCCACATTAGAAAATGCGTACCCTGCGTAAACAACAGCCATAGAGGGATTGCCTCTGTAAAGTTGTTCAGCAGCAATGTAGGCATAGATGCCACCAGTTAAGATAATTAGCCAAGCACTCATTAGAACGCTGAAACGTCTATAACGTCCCCTCTGAACTGGATGTGGGATTCTGAGTGCTTCGCCACGATTTCTGGCCATAACAACTCACCATTAAAAAAGTTTAACACCACAAAACCAGACCTATGGTTGCTTGGATTTAATTCAGCATAGGTGAATTGTGGGCCATCAGTCTCAGCCAATGTTCCTGTGTCGCAGCCAAACCTCACGCCTTTATAATCTGAGAATGGGGTAACTTTTAAACTATGTAGGTGTCCAGTAACTATTGACACACCAGCGTTAACTGTATTATTGTGAGTAGCGTGAACACCACCCTTGTATCGGTGCTTAACAATTACGTCCTCTGTAGGCCATACTGCCCAACAGAACTCCCAATCAAGGAAATGGTCTGTCAGCTTAAAGCCAATAACATCTTTAAACTGTGGTGCGTGCTGCGCTAAACGATTGCCAAAGCGTACGTCATGATTACCCCATGTCCACAGTAGCTTTACATTGTGCCTTGCAGCTTTTGCCACTTCCTCAATTTCACCCAATGCACCCTGACAAGCCTTTAGTTCTTGGATAACAGTAGTCGCTGGTTGTTCAGTTACGTCATGTCGGCTTATAGAAGCACCATCAAAACAGTCCCCATTTGCGATTACAGCCACAGGCCTGAACTCTTGGATAGCCCATAGAAGCCCTTTAAAGGCTGTTGTTCTTTGGTGTGGAATAAAGTGAGCATCAGAGAAAACAATTACACATCCGTCCAGCATCCCAAGTTCAACTTGCTTTAGTGGACTAAATGACTTAGGTTTGTTTTTGTCGTAATGTGCGCCCCTGTGGTCACTTGCGTTAAGGAACACATTGTAGGTCTTCTCAAGATATCTTCTGCGTAGATGAGCAGCCCTAGTATTTATTCCTAAATGTTTAGCTATCTTTGTTGCAGACTGAAGTTGACCCCATAACTGGATAAACTCCATGTCCGTACAGGTTTCATTATGTGCGCCCATTGGAGTCCTTGGTCAAAAGGTTTTCTAGCAAATTGATTATGCGATGCTCTTGCATTTCCCTATCCTCCTCACTTGCCTGTCGGTCTGTGGCTACACAAAGCAAGTCATATAAAAAAATATGAAGCAACTCGTGTAGTGCAGTTTTATCTAGTGAATCAGGTGTTATCTTTTCCGCACCAAAGTCACCCAAACGATAAACAGCAAGTCTTGCAGCAGGTGTAAACTCAACAGATGCCATTGCACCCTTGGCTGGCTTTATGCCTTTTTCAATTCTCCAATCACCCAAACTCAGCACCTGCTGCCATTTTCTGACACTTTGTGCAAACAGTTCTGCTTGTTCTGGCGTAGGAATGTTAGGCATTTCAACACCTTATACATGATTTATGACAATTTTATTTAAGATAAGAACAAAGCCACTTCTGCTTTGCGTCTTTTGACAAGACCTGAGACTTCCTTACCACCTGCTTTAGTCCATGACATAAAAGCCTCGGCAGCCCCATCCCAATCACCACGATTGACCTTCATGCGGATGGTTGACCTTTGGTAATTCCCTAAACCTGCGTTGTACGCAAAAGAGACAACAGCGTCGAATTTGCTTTGATGATGAGCAAGAGTAGGAGAAAGTCGAAGAACACCACGTTCAAAAGTATCGATGTCAACCTTGAACAGATTGACCAGTTCATCTTTAGACCAGACACGATTGTCTTCCCCTTTTAGTTGGTAATCAGACCTGATAAGCCCTGTATAACCCTCTTTACGGACGTTTGGGAGGCTTAATTGGTCAGCGTACATAGCGTGACCCCACCCAACAGTCCAAATGGCAGCAGAACACCGATAAGGCTTGTTTCTGTAGCCTTCAAAGAAGTGCATCAGATGTTCGCCTTTTTCGCTGATTTTCATTTCTTAGACCATGAGCGTGAGCCAAACCAGAAACCGATAATTCCTCCAAGCATTGCCATTTCATCGCTTGAGAAAATAACGTCAGTAACTCGGATTAAATCATCCATGTTGTTAACTAAACTAGGTCTGCTGTAAACGTAGTAGGCAATCCATGCGTTAATTGCACATAACTCAAAGATAAAGATGTAAGTGACAATAGGTCTTACAGTACCTACAAAGTTCACTACCCAAGTGCTTGCTCTTTCCATGATTTTCTCATCATGCTTCAAAGCAGCTTCTGTCATCTGGGCATCTGTTTGCATGGCAATCTGGTCTGTGCGAATCTCCTCCATGCGCTCTTGAGCCTTAAACCCTTGAGCCATCATCTGTAGTTGAAGTTCTACTTGAACCCTAGCCAAAGCTAACTCATGCTTTTGGTCATCTTTGTTCTGGAAGAAGTCTAGGAGTTTTGGCAGTCCAGAAATTAGCAAACCACCTAGTGTAGAAAATAGAGATAGCATTACAGTCCAATCTTTCCAAGCAGGAGATTAACAATTTTGTCCGACAAATCGTCAGGCAAAAACTTCAGAAAACCAAGGGCGTATAAGGCCACACATCCGTAAACGAATATCTTTAGGCATAGGTCAAAAGTCTTTTGATACTCATTCATCTGCCACATCTACGAGTAGTTGCACAGAATTCCATCAATTCATAAATGCCAACAAAGACTAAAAACAAAACAAAGAAAACTGCGCCTATTGCCAAACCAATCTCTAGTTGTTCTTGCTCTTTCTGTTTAGCTTCTTTCTCGGCTTTCTTTAATGCACTTATCTCTTTAGCATCTGCCAAGTCCATCTCTGCTTGACGAGCTTTAATTTTCTGCCATACGTCAATTTTTCCAGTTTGCATAAAGAGCAGTTTTAACTCCTCCTCAAACGCTCTAGCCTGTTCTAAAGCCATCTCAATCTGCAAAGCCGTACCCATGTTTGAGCCTTTGCCAGACTGCTTGGCTTGAAGCATGGCCTTTGTAGCTACACTTTTTGCGTCAAATAGCTTACCAATCATGGGCGCAAGTGAGCCTAAGTCATTGGCAACATTAGCTGCCTTCTTGACCATGCTGATTGCTGACTGTATGCCAGCTAGTGCTGTGATGGGGTCAATCATTTTTTCTCAACCTTTTGCCACTCAAGGCATACTACCTTTCGGTTGTAAACATCACCTGTCCATGCCCATCTGACACAACGATATTCAGTTTTTTCTTTACTAGATGCCACCAATGTAAACAAGGTTGATAGCACCAGTAGCCATTTCACGTCATAGCCCACACGATGATGTAAAAACACCAGACGACAGTAATGCAGAAAAGGACTGCGGTAGTAAAAGCCACAGCCCAATCGTTCATTTTTTAATCCATGTCTGCCAGATAGCACCAGCAGCAATGACTAAACCACCAATCCACAAAACTGGTTGAGCAATAGATGCTATCCAGTTAAGAACCTTTACAGCACCCTTGGCAGCGTCAATAGCTTCTACCAAGTCTTTAGTGTTCTTATCTAGTTGGTCTACCTTAGCTTCAACAGCACATAGACGCTCATAGATTTGCTCGTGGGTGACTTCGTTTGTCATGGTGCGTCAGGCCAAGTAATAGTCCAAGGGAAACCTGTCTGCGTAGTTACATCACGCAAGGCTTGACGATAGGTAGCCCATACTGCTTTGTCAACAGGAGCATCAGCTACTTGTGTCCAATCACAGTCTTTTAGTTTCTCATCCCTTGAAGCACGAACACTCTTAGCCTGTTCAGCATCTTTAGTGGCTTTATAAGCAGTCTCATGCTCAAGGGCTGTGGTTGTTACGCCATCGACAGTAGTATCGGTAAACACAGGGCCAAGGATATATTTGGTGTACCACTTACCATCTACTTGCTCTACACCAGAGGCTTGAGAGTATTGGTAAACAGTACCACCCGTTGCTTGTGGGCCTTCAAAGACTACATCAGCACCCAAAGCTGTTAAGACTTCAGTTGTTGTTATGTCCCATGATGGGCCACCATTGGCTTTTGTGTATGCACGAAATTCACTTTCGTACATTACTTGACCAGTTGAACGTAAACGAATTTGCATGATTGTTCCTTATGCGATTGCCAAGAAGATAAATTTGCCACCAGAGGCATTGATTTCTGCTGGCGCAGTTGAACTAATCTCAAATCCTGCGCTGTATGGGTCAATATAGTCGGTGTTGGTTACTTCTGCTGCTGTGCTGTTTAAAAATAAGTAAGGGTCATTTCCACTTACGATGCCACGAGCAGAGTCCCATACATACCAGTCTCCATCTGCATCGACACACTTGACCATTACAAACCTAGCACCTGCTGTGAAGCCACAGTTAATTTGAAGTGTAGTTCCTGTACCTGTGTAGCTTCCTACTTTGCTTACACCAGCGCACGTTGCAAAGAGATATGTAACAAATAACTCACCCGAACCATTAACCCAATTGTTACCCTGCGACAGCGTTCCAGTATTAAGTGAAGAACCTGTCCCAAACCAGACACTTGTAGTTGGCCAATAATTACCTGTTCCATAGCTGTATCCAGCAGCACGAGCATTTAAAAACCCTAAGTAGTTAGTTGGTGCGGCGGAACATCTAACAATCCAGTTCTTGCTATCGGCATCTCCTATGCCTGTAGCATTTCTGCTTTTAGTAATTGAAAGCTCTGGCACAACTGTCAAATTGTGAGGTATGGCTCTATTGGAAGCTCCATCCCCAGTCCAGCAAACCTCATCAAAGAAGCTAGGGGCACGTCTGAATTGCCAGAACACAAACGGAATAGCAGAGCCAGTAAACCAATCATTGGTAATTTTTTGCACAGAAGTCATTGAAGCAAAGCTGTACGGGTATCCTGTTATCTCCGCCGCCGTGTCGTTTGCCTGAAGATTGCTATCTGGTAGCAAACGGCTATTCCAATAAGTGGAGTATGCTAAATCACTTTTTCTAAAGAACATCAAGTCAACAGGAAAGCCAGCAGACGGTAAAACCGTATTTGTAACGATAGTGGTTGTAGCAACATTAGGGCTAAACACACTCGTACCCACAGTGGGCACTTTCATTGGGCCTCTACGAATGGCTATGTAGATGTGTTGTGTGTTTGCTCCAGTTTGCCCATATTCAAATCCTGTAGCGGTTGGAGTGCCAAACCCGTCACCGCCTTCTGCACTGGATGAATTAGGAGTAAGAAACCTGTCGTTGCCTGACTGTGACCACCCCCGCATTGTGTCAAGCAGTCTCCAAGAATACCCTTCTGCGCTCACTACCTTAGTAATTAAGAATTGAGGCTCGTAGCCAAGGTTAACTGTTGCATAACCAGAACTATCAGCAGTAAACGACCCACACGAAATCACATTGTCCGTACCTGTCAGGCCAAAGCCCCCTGCGTTGTGGGCGAATAGGTAGGCAACGCAAGCGGTTGAGCCTGATTGCAAGTTGTAACTAATTCCAAAGTCGGTAGAAGTTGGGTCAGAAGTTCCCCATCCATCTATAATTGTTCCTACCGCAGCAGTTGATTGCAACCGCAAATACTTATCTCGTCCTAAAGTTCTATGGTATACATACCAATTATCACTCGCTCCTGTTGCTTTAATAATAATGCAACCTGGAACAGAATTAAGAGAATGACTAATTCTTTGGTTTAAAGTAGAGTCTGTTGTAAACGTCACAATATCAAAAAACTTAGGCTGCTTGCGGAATGTCCATGAAGCGTAAGGAATGCTTGTATTGTTCCAGCCTGAACCACCGCTGCCATTGTTTACAGTTGTAAAACCAGTTGCGCCAAAATTTGTTACACCAGCAGAAGCGCCAACCTGTATTTGTCCGCTTAATGAATCGCTAAATAAAGCATTGCGAACACCTCGTGCAGTGTCAAACAAACCATGGGAATCTGTAACTCCAGCAGTACGAGCTTTCAACCAAACTAAACCGCCATTAGTTGATAAATCAATGCCATTGGTAATGGTCTGTGTAGAGCCATTTCCTGTATAAAGATACGTTGAGAACACTTCCTCAATATAGTTAGGAACAACAGGAACACCATTGCCACCAAAACCGTCATAGCTTGCTGCCCCGCTAGTTGCTTGTAATGGCATGGTTTAGGCCTTAAATTGTGTTACTGAAGCAAGAACAGTAAAGGTTGCACTTCCAGTTTTTAGAATTGCGAAGCGGTAACTATCAATGCCACTAGCATTACCCGCAGTTGGCGCACCACCTAACCACCTTGTCGTAACGCCTGATGTAGTGCCATCAACTTGAACAGCAGAGTTATAGTAAGCAGTAGAGCCTTGAGTGACCAAGAAAGCCACAGTCATTGATTGACCTGTAGTCATCAAAGTATTCAATGAAGTACCGCTAGAGGCTCTGAAGTTAACTGTCCAGTTAGCACTTGCGTTACTTGTGTAGTACAAGACAGACTGAGTGGTAATGTCGTAGTTAATCGTGCCAGTAGCCGCAGTTGCAGATACTGTTGCTACCTCTGCTGCATCGTTTAGAACAATGGCTGTTGCAGATGATGTTCCTGTAAAGGTTTGTGTGCCAGTAAAGCTGTTGGCGACATTGACAACAGCAATATTAGCCCCTGCCAAAGTTGATGCACCTGTACCACCATTGGCGATAGGAAGTGTTCCTGTTACACCAGTACCCAAAGGAAGACCTGTAGCATTGGTTAAAACACCACTAGCAGGTGTTCCCAACTGAGGAGTTGTCAGGACAGGGCTTGTCAGGGTCTTGTTTGTCAGGGTTTCTGTGCCTGTCAAAGTAGCAAAGCCACCTGCCGTGAAAGCAGCGTTAGTCCATGTTGAACCTGTCCACACAAACAAATTGCTAGTCGATGTATTCCAGTACAAAGCACCTGTGAGCAAAGCATTGCCATCGTTGTCTACAGTAGGTGCAGTTGACTTGCTTCCTAAGTATCGGTCATCAAAGGCATCGTAAGTGTTAGCGGCATCAGTAGCACTAGCAGCAGCATTTGTTGCGCTTGTAGAGGCGTTTCCTGCGCTTGTAGAGGCATTGGATGCACTCGTTGAAGCGTTAGATGCTGAAGTCGCAGCAGCAGCAGCACTTGTCGCAGCAGATGTTGCACTACCTAAGATGCCATCAACATAAGTCTTAGTAGTAGCGTCTTGGGCATTGGTAGGGTCACCCATGCCAGTAATCTTAGACGTACCCATCGCAATAGCACCCGACATCGTGCCACCAGTAGTCGATAACTTACCACTCAGAGAAGTATCAACTTCAGTCTTTGTGTAAGCATCTGTAATACCATAACCAGAGATAGTCGTAGGATTCGTACCAGAAGTGATACGTCCAAATGCGTCAACAGTTACAGACTTGTATGTACTAGCAGTAACACCAGTTGTAGCCAAGTCAATCTCATCTGCGCTAACAACTATTCGTGCGCTTGAGGCAGTATTCACGTTAAGCGTGTTACCTGTCTTGCTCATGCCAGTACCAGCAACCACCTGACCTGCACCTGAGAATTGAGCAAAGGTAATTGATGTACTACCTAAAGTACCGCTTGTTGGAATAGTACAGATAAAGCCGTTATTGCCGTTAACTGTACCACCCTCAACAAAGGTGTAAGCAGCTACCAATTCAGCGTATGTATCAGCGTCTGTTGTTCTAGTCCATGAACCAGATGCACATAAGTAGATACCATTGTTAGAAGCAGTAGTCTGGTCTTTAACCAATACTCGGTCACCTGCAATAACAGATATACCATCAATGGTCTGTGCGCCAGATAACGTAAGGTTTGCAGTAGAAGCAGCAACCACAGAGGCTTTAGCATCAATACCTTGGGCAATAGCATCTACATAAGACTTGGTTACTGCGTCAGCATCAGCCGTAGGAGTACCAAGACCTGTAATCTTGTTTGTACCCATAGCGATAGCACCAGACATAGTGCCACCAGAGAGATTCAACTTTAAAGCGTCAGCAGTATCTACATAACCTTTGGTAGCAGCGTCTGAAGCATTGGTAGGTGTAGCAAGACCAGTAATCGTTCCTACTGTGCCAGAACTCATATCCAATGTGCCATCAATCGTGACGTTATTGAATGTAGAAGTTCCAGAGGCAGCCGTTACGTTACCAGTAACATTGCCTGTCAGGTTACCTGTGACATTACCTGTTACAGCACCTGTGTGTGTTCCTGTAGTGTTACCAGTTACGTTACCTGTCAAACCACCAACAAAGCCTGTTGAGGCAGTTACTGTTGTTCCTGTGATGGCTTGGGCAGATGAACCACCAATCACCGCACCATTGATAGTTCCACCAGTAATAGTGGCAGACGATGATGTGAGTGGGCCTGACAGACCAGCCGTAGCCGTTAAAGTGCCTGTCAGCGTAGATGTGCCAGTAACAGATAAGTTACCGCCTACAGTTACATTGTCACCAGCAGAACCATCTTGAAAGTTCTTCAACTGAGCCATCAATGTACGAATAGCATTGTTGACCAAAGATGGGGCCATACCCTCCGCTAAGTTAATACTGTTAATGTCAGTATTGTTATTAGCGGTACTACTGTATTCTGAAATCTTGGTCTTTGCCATGTTAGTCCTTGTTAGCGATTAGCCATACCAGTTAAGTCAATTTTTCTTGGTTGTTCGGCTTGATACAACAAATTAAACATTGTTGGATAGTCTATATCTGGCATCCTGTTTTGCACATCAAGAAGACCTTTTGCAACACGACCTGCGCCATAAGCAGCTTCACCCATCAAACGAGGAGATGAAGTAGCCAATGATGCACCTGCAAGTGGAGTTCCAAATAAACTACCAGCCAATAATGCTGTAGGAATAGATGAAGCACCTTGCAAACCACGAGGCGCATAATTGCTTAACGCTTGACCTGCTAATGCTGGCATCATCTGGCGACCACCAGCTTCCTCTAGTTGCTTAACCAAACTCATGCGCTGTCCGTAGTTTGTATTGACATTATTTCGCATGACTGACTGCAATTTACGCATTTGCGTATCTACAGAAGCATTTTTTCCTTGAGATAAAGTTTTTTCAATCTCACGGATAAGGTCAGTAGCCTCTGAATACGCTTGCATTGTCTTAGCGTATGTAGGTGCTTGTTTCTTAATTTCGTTTTTAATGCCGTTGTAAACTTCATTGACAGCAGTTAAAGCAGTCTTTTGCTCAAAAGGAATATCCTCAAGAATTGCACCAACTTTTTGCTTTAGCTTATCAAGACCTTCTGGCGTATGAAACTCAACGGGGTCTAATTGCTTCCAAGCATCAATTTCAGCTTTTGCAGAAGCTAATCTATCAAACGCTTTTTCATTAACTATCTTACCTTTGTAAGTAGTTTTGTTCATAGCGTTATCAATGGCTTTATCAATACCATCAAAAGACAAAACAGTCTTATCTTTGCTTATGCTTGCCATCTCTGTGCGATAAGCATTTTGACGTTGAATAGCCATCTCAGCTAGGTTTTGTTTGGCAGCATCTAAAACTTCAGTTTGTGGAACTTCTCCACGCAAGTTAGCTTTAAATATATCTGCTGTTTCACCACCAGCACGACCCGCTTGATAGGCTTGTCCAATAGCATCAGAACCTGCGCCTGTTTGCATACCAATCAAAGGCTTTAAAGCCTTACCAGTAACATCAGCAGTTTTACCAACAGCACGAGCAGATAACATCAAAGGGTCAACAGCACGAGCAGCAGTAGCTAGTGCAGGTGCAGCCCTAGTAGGCAACATAGCACCGCCAGTAAGCACAGTAGACAGGTCTGCCATAACTCCAGCAGGGTCAGTAGCCAATGCTCGTTTAGCACCTTCTACGCTACCATAACGCTCTACATAATGCTGACCAACTTTAGACGCTAAGTCACGACTTGCTTTGTCTTCGCCTACAGCTTGGACAAGTCGCTCTGGTAATGCGTTCTGCAATATGCCAGCACCAAGGTCTAAAACAGCCTTAGTTGTTTGAATTGGGCTTGTAACGGCTTGATAAATGTCACCAAGCATTGAGCCAACAGAACTAGGAAAGTTTGTTACAGCACCTGTTAAAACTTGCTCAGTAGATAACTTCTGTCCACCAGCAACTCTATCAAGACCAGTAATTTGTTTTCCAGAAAAGTCTTTTGAAGCACGAGCAATCACATCGTCTTTAGTAAGACTTTCTGGTGCATTTCGATAAACATGAGAAGTGCCATCATCAAAGGTTACTGTAATGTCAGCCATGTTTACCACCCACTAGATGTTGCTTGTTGTTTCTTTTTAGGAGGAGTAGTCTCCTTCAAAAGACCCAGACCGAATGTTTTATCTAAGTTTTGCAAAGCCGTTATGTTAGCCTCGTAGCTAAGTTTAGGGTCTGTAGCAGCCTTCAAATACATCTGCATTTCAGCATTTGAGTTCATTTGTGACGCAGACATTCCTGTTGCTTCTTTAATCAAGTTCAACAACAAAGGACGAGTCTGTTCAATTACTTGACGTTGTTCTTGGTTTTTAGTTCCAAGCGCACTACCCATAAATTGACCAACTGCCGATGTTCCCATCTTTGCACCAATGTTTTCACGACCACCAGAAGTTGTGCTAGTAATACCACCACCTTCAAGAAGTGTGTCATAACTTGTTTTTAGTTGACCAACAACATCTGACAATTGTTGTTTAGCTTGATTTTTGGTGTCAATTTTTTCTTGTGCTTTTTCTTGTTTCTGACCAATATTAAAGTCAGCCAACATTCTAGCTGTCGCCTGAGAACCTTGAGATAATGCAGCAGTTTGGGCTTGTGAAAGTTTGAATTGTTCAGATGATTGAATCCTGTTAGACAATTCTGCAAAACGCTTGTCAGCAGTTTCATCATCAATAGCACCACTTGCATAGCTTTTGCTATACCTCTGTGCAGTTGCCCTTAAAGCAGCAGGAACATTCTGGTCATTAGCAAAAATATCAAATGGGTTATCTGCAATTTGTGCAGGTTTTTGACCACCAGCAATAACTTCGGGCTTTTGCGTTATTGGGTTTATCCTGATAAGTTGCTCATTCTTTCCAAGTTTTGTAGTTTCACCTGTCATTGCCTTTTGAGCAGCAACCAACTCAGCCAAAGTCTTGCGTCCTTCAGCAGAACCCATCAATTGAGGAACTACTCTTTGCAAATCAAAGCCACCAGCAGTCATGCCTTCGCCTACTCGCTGACCCATAATGTCCTCACCATAAATCTCTTGAGGCTTGGTTACAGCACCTTGTATGACACCTTGAATACGTTGTTGTTCAGCTAGTTGTTGTTGCTCTAACTTACGCTTACGAATCATGTCAGCCAACTGGACATTCTGTAACTGGCTTTGCAATGTTTCTTGCATACCGCCTTTATAGGCTTGCTGACCCTTCATTAAGCCTTCAGCAATAGACTGTCCTGTATTACCACCTTGGAATAAACGCCCTGCTAGGGCATACAAGGCTTGTGCTTGGGCATCGTCACGATTACGCTGAATGTCAGCAGGTGACATACCGAGCAGACCCATTGTGTCTGCACCGCCTGTACCAAAAATGTCTAATAGTCCAGCCATAATTAGATTCCTAATTGTGCCAAAGTAGCATTAGATGCAGCACCTAATCCACCAACATCAACAAAGTTGCTAGGAGTAGAACCCCAATTAGATAACCAACTTCCAATGTTAGGAGAGCCTAGATTCTTATACAAACCACCACCAACAGCAGCAATACCTAATAAGTTTTGCAATGATGACGTATCAGCAGCACCACTAGCAGTAGACTGTCCAACTCGTCCTAATGGGTTTCCATAGACAAGTGACAGATAGTTCTGCAAGTTCTGTTGGGGCTGGTTTTGCAAGAAGTTAAACTTAGCAATGTCTGCTGCT